AAATACTTTGAGTGTTACTGGTGACTTACTAGTATCTGGTGACTTTACAGTTAATGGAACTGTTTCTTATATCTATACTGAAAATTTATATGTATCTGACAACATACTAACATTAAACGCGACATATTCTTCAGGAACTCCTTTCCTTAATTCTGGTTTAGAGGTATTGAGAGGATCATCTCAGTCTGCAGCTCTCATATGGGATGAATCATTAGATTTATGGACGGCTGGATTATCCGGATCTACATCTGCTATAATAACAGAAGCTGGCGTAGGATTGACTAAATCTGGAAATACACTTTCTGTTGATACTACCCAAATAGTTTCGACCTTAGCAGGTAATGGTTTAACCTCTAATGGTGGATCTTTAGATGTTAATGTTGGTAACGGTTTATCAATAGTTTCTGACATAGTTTATTTGGGTGGAGCACTTTCACAAACTACAACGATTGATGGAGGATTATTCGACTTAGCACTGTCAAACGCGACAAATTTCACAGTTGGTGTCACAAATTCAGGAAATATCTCATTGGATGCTACTGATGATGGTGTGAATTATGGTTCATTAGATATTACAAGTGCGTCATCTCAATTAGAAGTTTCTTTTGGTGGAAGTGTTTCCTTAATCTATGCGGGATTTGATCAAATATTTTTGGAGACTAGTGATGGAATTAGCACATACGCTAATTTTAAGATGTTTCAACCAGGAAATACACAACCAGCTAATGATGGTTCGGTAGGAAATTCAATGTTAATTGATGATAATATTTCTAGTAAAGGATTAGTTTACTTAAATGACTATTCTGCTAACTTTACAACCTATTCACTTGTTACCAAAGGTTATGTTGATTCTGTTTCTGTTGGTGGTAGTGGGACAAATAATTATGTTCCTTACTGGACTGGTACTAGTAGCTTATCTTCAACAAGCTCAATATTTGATAATGGTAAAGTAGGTATTTTAACCACAAATCCATCAGCAAGTTTACATATTGTTGGTGATGGATCAAGTCCTGTATTAAAAGTAGATGGTAATTCAGGAGAATTATTCTCTATCAATGATTCACTTGTTGGTTCTTTATTTTCTGTTAATGATATATCCGGTCTTCCTATTTTAGAAGTATTTTCTGATAATACTTTGTTGATGGGTGATTTTCAATCACGTGGATTATATACAACAAAAAAGACATCTGTTATTTCTGGTAATAATCCAATTTATTACTTTGCTACTGCTTCTTATGATGGTGCATTTGTTGATTATACTGCATTTGATGGTTCGAATGCTAGAGCTGGAAGTTTGAATGCAATTTGGTTAGGAAATCAAATTCAATATACAGAAACTTCTACTTTAGATATAGGTACAACATCGGGTTTAACTTTCTCCTTTGTTTTATCTGGAACATATGCTGTTCTTAGTGTAGATGCTACTTCAAATTGGACAGTTAAGTCTATAATTAGAAGTATATAATTTTTCAGACTATTTTATTTTAATATATAAGGTAACTTTTATTTTGGAGAGTGAAAAAATAAAATTATTTTATAATGGCAAATGAATTTGTGACCAGAAAAGGTCTTATTTCTTTAGGTGGGATATCTTTTCCTTACACCCAAAAAACATCAGATTATATTGTAACCTCTGAGGACTACTATGTAGATTGTTCCGGAACTTTCTCCGTTACTCTACCAATATCTGACTCGACTAATGTTGGTCGACTTTATGTTATAAAAAATAGTGGTTCTAATCAGGTAACCGTTTTTGCGACCGCCTCGCAATTAATTGATGGTAGTGCTACAAAATCACTTATTCAATATGAAAGTCTTCAAATACAGAGTACTGGTAATAATTGGGTTGCATTGTCAGCTGTGGCCGGTACAAGTGGAACTTCTGGATCTTCCGGTACAAGTGGAACTTCTGGATCTTCCGGTACAAGTGGAACTTCTGGATCTTCCGGTACAAGTGGAACTTCCGGTACAAGTGGAACTTCTGGTTCATCTGGTACAAGTGGAACTTCTGGTTCATCTGGCACTAGTGGTGTTGATGGAACTTCTGGAACCGGGTTTACTACAATTTCCAATACCGCTGATAATAGAGTATTAACTTCCGATGGTGCTACTAACTCAGCAAACGCTGAGTCTAATTTGACCTTTGATGGTAATTTACTCTCAGTTAGTGGTAAATTATCGGTTGGTCTGAATACAGTTGCTTCTGGTACATATTCTTTCGCATCTGGAAGATTCTCGGAATCAGCTGGTGATGCTTCATCAGCATTTGGTAATTCTACTTTTGCTTACGGAACCAACTCTACTACATTCGGAGAAGAAACATTGGCGTATGGTCAATCACAAATGGTTGTAGGTAAATTCAACTCTGACTTAAACTATGATGATTTATTTGTCATAGGTAATGGATTAGATAACTCAAATAGAGCAGATTTAGCAAAATTTGGAACTAATTCAATAACTTTCAACTCAAATCTAAGTCTATACTCTTTAGACTTTTCAACTCAATCAACAACATCTCAGGAGAGAAGACTTTATTGGGATGATAAAAATAAAACTTTAGCTTTAGGATTGGCTGGTGGTAATGTTAATTTACAAATAGGTCAGGAAGAGTTTTATTTAGCTTCAAATTATACAGGAGCAACACTATCTAATGGAAAAGTAGTAGGTGCTGTTGGAGTTTCAGCTTCCGGTGATACAATTAATGCTGGTTATTACTTGGCAGATGGATCTACACCTGGTGAATTCGTAATGGGTATAGTTACCGAGGATATCGCTAATGGTGATAAAGGATACGTAACGGAATTTGGATTGGTAAGAGGAATAGATACCACAGGTAGTGAGTATAGTGAGTCCTGGCTAGAAGGAGATCTTCTTTACGCATCTCCTACAAATCCTGGAGGGTTGACTAAAGTAAAACCAACAGCTCCTAATTTGTCAATTTTGACAGCTATTGTAATATCTGCAACATCTTCAGGTTCTATCTTTGTTAGGCCAACTTTCAATGGTCGATTAGATGATTTGGACAATGTTGAATTCTACGGTGTTACTCCATCACAAGACGATATATTGCAGTATTCTGCAACATCCTCACTTTGGACAAGAAGAGAGTATAGTTATGGTGCATACGCTGCCGGTGTTATCAGTGGTGCTACAGCTTGGTCACAATCAGGTAATGGTACAATAACACTACCAACTGTCACGGTTGCTCTTTATGATAATGAAAACTTCACACCACCTCTTAGGATTTATACTTTAAGTGGAACAGTATCTGGTACTGGTACGACACCAGCTCTAGTTGATAATGATACTAATTACATTTCAATAGAGTATAACAATGGTTCACCTATATGGAATATAGACCAGACAGGCACAACTATAAATAACTCAAGTGTCATTAGATACATGATAGTTTATAGATTAGGAAACTTCATACACAATCTCGAGTTTGGAAATCAAGGTTCAGGATTGGTTGAAAAGTTAAACGCTAGAATAATACAAACAGAGAGATTTGCTAGAGAGAGTGGTCTAACAATTGGATTAAGTGGATCTACTGGTATTTTGACAATATCAGAAGGTGTCGCATGGAACGGACCATACAGACAAAGTTTAGCTAGTGTAAATTCAGCAGATGACTTTATATTTAAAAACTATCATGTTTCTGGAAATTGGACATACTCTGTATCAACCCCATTCACATACTCAACAACATTAGACCTAATAAATAATGAATTTTATGATGATGGTACAGATTTAGTTTCAGCATCAGCTTCAAAGTATTTAGTAAACTGGTATTATAGAGGTCAAGAAATTAATGATCACATATATGAGGTCTTTGGAAATGACCAATATGATACATTTGCTGAAGCTGAATTATCAGGAGAACCTTCGATACCTGAGTTAGTTCAATCACACGCAATTTTAGTTGGTAGAGTAATAGTTCAAGTTGGTACCTATTCAGGAGCGGCTCAGTCAGCATTTGTTTCGGTATTCCAATCCTCATCAGTAACATCACATAATGATCTATCTGGTTTACAAGGTGGAATAACCAATGAGTATTATCATCTTTCTCAAGCTGAATATAATAATAATGCATATAAAAACGTTGATAACCAATTTACGACAAATCAAACAGTAAATGGATATTTACTTAATACAAATACTTGGACTGAAAGTAATATTCTTATTGCTGGAACCAATTCGGTAATAGGCTCTGGGGTAACAATAACAGATAGTCTAACATCATCTAATAATTTGTGGACCTCTCAGAAGGTTTATGATTATTCTAATAGAGATACAATAGAAGGAAATAAAACCTTCTCAGGTGATATTTTAATTCAAGGAACTCTTTCAGTGTTAGATTCATTCACAGCTGGTACTCAATTTACAGTAAATACAAATTCAGTATTTAATGGTAATATACTACCTTCAATTGATGCTACTTATGACTTGGGTAGTCCTACATTCCAATGGGATAAACTATATGTTGCTTCACAATCACTATATGTTGGTGGCGTGACCATCTCATCTGACAACGATGCTATCAATATTCAAAGATTAAACTTAGGAACCGAAGCTAATCCTGTTATACTTTCTGCTTCTGGAAGTGAAATTTACATCAATAATTCCATATTCTCATCAGGAGATAGTAAAACAATAATAGTGGCCAAAGATGGAGCTGATTTTACTTCAATTAAAACAGCTGTTGAGAGCATTACTGATGCGACGGCTTCAAATGTTTATACTGTTGAGGTTAGAGGTGGTGTTTATTATGAAGAACCATTCACTATACCATCCTATGTTGCGGTAGTTGGTGAGAGTTCAATTTCAACAATAATTGAAGCTACTTTCTCTAACCAAACACTAATAACACTTTCTGATCAGTCCGCTATATTTGATGCTCAAATTCAAGGATGTACAGGATCAGGAGTCGCTGCTATTGTTTATCAATCATCTACTTCACCACAAGCTCAGGCAATTGCATACGTTGAGAATGTAAGATTTGGATCTAATTACACACATGTTAAAGTAATAGCTGATGGGGCAAACATTATAGTTCAGTGTTCTAATGTAAAATATGGTGGATATCCATTTACAGAAGGATTTGTTGCTACAAACACAGGTTCTGGACAAGGTAGAATGCAGTTAAGAAATGTGACATCCACTAATGGTGGAATAACAACAACAACAAATTTAGTTTTTGCTAGAGCTATTGCTAGTGGTTGTGGATTTATTGTACAAGGGTGTTTATTGACAAAGGCTGTTGGTGCAGCAGCAGGAACCGGATTCTTAATAGAAAATGGTGGATTCCTAAGATTAACATCGGTTAATTTCCAAAGATGGTCTAAGGGTATATATGCACCAGCTGATGGTGGATCACCTAATATAGATGCTGTTGGATTGAACTTTGAGAATAATACAATAGATGTTCAAATTGATAATCCAAATGCAATTGGTAAAATACAAGGAACGGATAATTATTCTAAGACAATAATTAGTCCAACTGCATCACTTTATGTTGTATCAAAGGATGCTAGAAGAATACAGGTTGCTAAAAAAGGTGGAGATTTCTCAAGCATAAGAGATGCCGTTTTATCTATAACTGACTCTTCAGAGTCGAATAGGTACACTGTGGAAGTTGGACCTGGAGTATTTTATGAAGGTCTAATCGATCTTTCAACAAGACCATATGTCAGTATAGTTGGTTCAAACATACAAACTACACAAGTTTATGCATCGGCCTCTAATCAAAACCTATTCAAAATGGGTATCGCAAATGAAATATCATTCTTATCAATTAATGATGTTGGTACTTTAGGAAGTGGATTTGCAGGAATAATAGCAGATGATAGTGGAGACTTCTCACAAGCTCATAAATTATCTTTCTACAATTGTGATATTGGTATAAAAGTATTATCAAGTACTCAAGAGACTATTTTCTATGGAGAGTATGTAGATTTCAATGGTACATTTTCACAGGCGGTTTGTGTTGATGCACAAGGAAGTTCATTTTCAGCATTTGCTAATATAGAAAACTTCTATACATTCCCAGGGTTAACTGGTAGTTTCGCAGGTTGCGTATATGACACAAATGCATCACTAAATGTAGCGGTTGCTACACTTGAGGGATTTGGAGATGATGTTGCTTTCTATGTTGAGAATGGTGGAAAACTTGATGTGAACGCAACTGATATTAATGGATATCAGACAGGACTTTGGATTCCAAATATTGGAACAGCAAGTAATTTCAACTTTAATGGTGTTGTAATTAATCAGGATGTAACAATACCAATAAAGATTGAACAACCAAATACGATTGGATTCTTTCAAGGTTCACTTTACAATCATCAATTAATTGAAAATAATTCCCAGGACATCTACTGGAGTTTCTTGGATCAATTTGATGGTGAATTAAATATAACTAGAAAGGCGTCAGTTACATTTGCTGATGGAACTACAACTGATTTGACAACATTAGTTTTCGAGACTGCTCCGATGGGTGTTATCAGTGGTGGTATTATTTCTACTTTTTCTGGATTAACTGTAAGTATTAGTGCTGGATACGGATATCTTGAAGTTTCATCCGGTGAAGTGCATAAAAGGATAGATTGGTCAATATCTACATTACAACTGCCGGACAATTCTTCTGAATACATATTTATCAATGAAAATGAAATTTTAACCAGTCAATCTGGGTTACCAAATATAGAAAATAATATACTTTTAGGAAGAGTAGTTACTTTTGGAGGAGATGTTTTATTTATCGATAATACAAGAGTTGACACCAAACATGCTGATAATAAGCTTAATCTATTTAATAGAAATGCAATTGGTGCAATTTATGAATCTGGATCTATTGTAAGTATAGGTAGTGGTTCTTATTCAATTGATGTTACCGCTGGTTCATACTGGTTTGGTGATTCTAATTTCACGCCTACTGGTGGTTCTACTGTTTCTTTCACTCAATTTTATAGAGATGGCTCAGGTGAATGGATTATTGGGTCTACCAACTCTATCACCTCTCAATATGATAGTGGAACAGGTGCTTTAATTACAATGTCAGCTTCCTATTTTACTAAACATACATTGTATGTTGTTGGTGAGAGTGTAGACGAGAAATATCTACTTGTTGTTGGTCAGGTGCAGTATGAAAATTTAGTAGATGCTGAGGCCGCTTCACTTGCAACACCACCTACATATTTTGAAGATGGAGTTTCTCCAATAGCCGCTATTTATGTTCAAGAAGGCGGAAATTCAATACTACAAATAGAAGATATTAGGCCAGTATTAGGTTTCAAATCTTCTGGTGTGAATGCTACTTCTGATCATGGAAATCTGATAGGTCTATCTGATGATGATCATCAACAATACCTTTTGATATCTGGTTCTAGAGCAATGACTGGAAATTTACAGATGGGTTCTAACTCAATAACTGGAGTTTTACAAGTTAATGGAGTTACAGTAGAATCACACGCCTCAAGACATTTACCTAATGGTGATGATCCAATTGCAACTGGAGCTCCGTCTACTATAGGTACTGCTAATTCAGAAGGAACGGCGAATGCTTTTGCTAGACAAGATCACATTCACGCACATGGTAATCAATCAGGTGGTAGTTTACACGCTACCGCATCAACTTCAACTGCAGGATTTATGTCTGCTGAAGATAAAACAACATTTGACGCAATTCCAACCACATACTTAAAACTCACAGGTGGTCAAATCTCAGGATATTTTGGAGTTACTGGATCTTTGGCATTTACATTTAGTAATGGATTACTAACTGATAGCTCAGTAAATGGATTCGGACTTAGATACACAACCGATTATAAAAATACATTTACATCTAGTTCATTAGTATCTAAATCCTACGTTGATGAATTGATTACAGGTTCTGTTAGTAGACTATTAGGTGAAACTACGACTTTATCAAATAGAAGACAATTATTGGAAATTACTACTACTGGTTCCACAACAACAATAGCTACGATATCAGTGCCTCAGAATACTACTTCTATCTACGAAGTATATGTTTCAGCAACTAGCTCTACTACAGTTTGGGGAGCTTGGAAAAGAGAAATAGTAGTTACTAATCACACAGGAACTGCAAATATCGAGTTTGTAAATTCTCAACTAGATAAACAATCTGGATTAATTCCTGCCAATCTATCATTTACATCTTCAACAAGTAACTTATTGATTAGAGTAACTGGTACATCAGGAACCAATGTCTATTGGACATCAAAACATGAAAGAATAATATAATATGGCAACATCTAATCTGATAACTAAAAGTATTGGTAGTTCTGAACTACAAAGTGGACTAGGAACTCCAGACCATGTTTCACCTATAGGGTCTCTTTATGTTGACACCTCAACAGGAGCATTATATCAAAGTAAAAGTGGAACTGCTTCTCAATGGGAAGCATTTCAAACAGCAGGTTATGCAGAAGCGACTTATGTTGGAAATACCACCGCTACAACTATAGCATCAGCAAATACCTGGGTAATTGTTGGAAATACCTTTACACAAGGAACATCTCTTGGTTTTTCAGTTTCTACAAATTCGCTCGTGGTTGGTCCTGGTTTCAATGGATTTTATAGAGTAGAGGGAAATATGACTATCGTTTATCAAGCAGGAACAACAGTGGACATAGAAGGTGGTGTTTCGATAAATGATGCAAATCCATCCGGTGGCGAATACAATGGTGCGACTGTAACTGCTACTACTTTGACTACACAGAATATAACTAGTAGCTTTGAAGCTTTCTTAAATGCTGGAGATACATTAAAATTAGCGGTAAGAAACTTAACATCAGCTAGTAATATATTAATAAGACATGGTCAAATACATGTTTATAGAATCGGATAAATAATATGGCAATACTAAATGAAATATCAGTAGGCAGTGTAGTTTATTACTTAGTGGACTCTCAGCCAAATTTTACAGCATCAACCGGTAGTGTAGCGATATCATTAGAACCTATATATCCCACTATGAATACACCACTAACAAAGTATTATATTTATAGATATGGTAGTTGGTCAAAATGTCTTAAAGGTGCTGCTTATGGTGAGAGCTACTTAGAGAATTTTACAACACTAAGAGACGCCGGAATAAATACATTCGCGGAAGTAATTTCACTAAACGCTGGAGTTTTAGATGGATTCACATTCTCCGCAACAGATAGATTAAGATATACCGGAAATAAGATGATAAGAGGGTTTACTTCTATGTCCATGACTATTAGAAGTGGAAGTGCACAATGGATGGATTTTGAAGCAGGAGTTTCAGGTAATATAATAGCGCCTACAGTATATCAAGGTGGAACTGGTCAAGATAACGCTGGGACAGTTCAAATAGACTCTCGAAAAATGTTCGATATATCATCAGGAACTGGATCGCCCGCAATCATAGGGGGTACCTATCCGAACAGATTTACTGTCGGACTTAGATACATCGCTAGAGAGGGTGGTGGTGGTCCTGCAGTTAGAGAACACATACCTAGACATCTTGCACTTACAGTGAACAAGATAGACGAGACAGATTTATTATTTTTAGAAGATTGGAGCAGCGGTACTTCATCTACAAATGGATGGACTATTACAAACGATACAACTAACCAATGGTTTATTGGTAGTGCAGAAAATTTCGGAAGTGGAAATAATTCAATTTACATATCTAATAATAATGGAGTATCAGCTGGTTATACAATAACTACCACCCAAGTTTCTCATTTCTGGAGAGACTTTACCTTTCCTAATACATCTGGTGATATATTTCTATCATTTGAGTGGAAATGTAATGGAGAAAATCAGGCGGGTAGTACAACAAACTATGACTATGGTCAAGTTTATGTGACTACCACCGCAACTACACCAGTGGCGGGTACTGAATTGACACCAACAACGCTAGCAACTACACTAAGTGGTGGTCCAACTGGAAACGGAAGGATCGGAGCCAATACAACCACCAGCTTGGGAAAATTTAATTCTGGATATGGCGCAGCCGATAATATATGGAGGACAGAAGTAATAAAAATGAACAACTACAAGAATCAAACAAAAAGGTTAGTATTTACTTGGGTTAATGATACATCGATAGGAAACAATCCGCCATTTGTTGTTGATAACATTAGAATAGAATCATATTAAAAAATAATATATAGTTAATGAGTTGGAAAATTGGAAAAATAAAAGTTCAAAGAACAACCTGTGTTCAACCAGGTGAGATAGTTGAACCATATATAGTTGTTACACAAGGAGACATTGATACCAATCTATATGAAGATATCACTTCAATTGAGAATTGGTTTGGTCTATCAGAATATGATTACAAATTTAAAAGGAGAAGAATTCAGGAATTAGTTCCATCTAATGATACTGATTGGTTAAATCTTACACAAAGTGAGAAATTTATTATCGCTTCGATAAAAGCCACAACTATTGAAAGAGTAAGAGATGTTTTGGGAAATGACATGAATTCCATCATGGTTAATTTTGATCAAAATTCTCAAAGATGTAGAGAATCCAGATTCAATTTTTGTAGATCTATACTACTCAATAATGTTGAAAAATTTGACGCTTTATCAATTTTACAAATACTTGAACAGGATAATCTTTTAGATAGATACATTATTCAAGGTATAGAGGGAACAAATGATCAGGATTTGATAGAGGGTCTTTTCAACTTTATTGAATCTACTCCATTATCATCATATAATGGTCAAACACAAGATCCTTTTGGTAATAACCTAGGAAGATATGAGAGTACTGGAATACTTGCTAGAAATATAAGCTTTTTACCAAACTCTCAGATTACAAATAAAAACGATCTTGTATCAGTTATTATGAATTGCTTGAGAGAGGGTATCTATTAATAGTTTCAGATAACTCTTCAACCTTTTCTATAATCATTTTAGATGTAATATTTTATTTTATTTCATGTCTAAATATAGGTTTTTCAATTTTAATATATACTTATACTATGGTAATGTATAAATTTTATGAATTCAAATCTTCAGACTTTGATCCTATAAAATCTTTTTATCTTAAAGATGAGTTGAATCCAAAGTTGTGGGAAAATTTCAGATTGGATAAAGAAGTGAGAGAAAACTTACTTACAATCGCGCAGGATTTTTTCGAGAATGTTAAGATTGATGCTGAGGTTAAAGATATAGCACTTTGTGGATCATTATGTAATTATAATTGGTCTGAAAAGTATTCTGATTTTGACCTACACATAATAATTAATTTTTCTGATGTTGATGAAAATTATGAACTGGTTGAAAATCTTTGTGATTATGCTAAGAAGATATGGAATGAACAACATGATATTAAAATAAAAGGATATGAAGTTGAAATTGCTATTCAAGATGAAGATGATTTGAAAAAGGGTATTTCTCAAGGTAGAATGGGTGGTGTTTTTTCACTTATGAATAATAAGTGGATAAAAAGGCCTGAAAAAGCTGACTTTGAACCAGATGAAAAGATGATAAAAGAAAAATCCAAATCTTTAATGATACAAATTGATGATATTGAAGATGAAGTGGATGAGGATAAATATGAGTCTTTCAAAAATAAAATTGATAAAGTCTGGAAGAAAATAAAAGACTATAGACAGAGTGGTTTACTCAGTGAGAGTGGTGAGTATTCAGTTGGTAATTTAGTTTTTAAATTATTAAGACGTAATGGATACATTGGTAAGGTTATGGATCTTAAAAGATATGCTTATGATAAACAATTCAAATAATTATGGATATTAAAATTCAGGAAATAGAACAAACATTCAAAGATATATTTGAAGAAGAAGACGGTGTAGTAAGCTCCGTAGACACTGTTTATGAAACACCTGAAGAAGGAGACTTTCTAAAGTTGATTATTTCTATACAAGGTCTATCGGTTCAAGATATCTCAATTATTCACACGAAATTCATTTTTAAAGTTGATACTGGTAAAAAGAATCTAATAGAGAATTCTTTTATTTATCTTTATGATATAAATTGCGTTTATCATAAAATTGAGTTTTCAAATATACTTGACTTAAAAAGTAAGATAGAAGAGATTATAGAATCGAATAATTTCGGAGAGGATCTTCAAATTTTATCTGATTTCATAGAGGCACCTGCGATGTTTTTGAATTATTACATGAGAAGGGCTAATATAACTGAGTATTCTGTTTTTGATGTTGAGTATGAACCAAAGTTCAAAATACAACCTTGTGATAAAACTACTTTTGATTTTAAAATCAATATTAATAATAATTATAATATAGAGTTGTCAATTAGTAAAGTTGATAGACAAGAGGAGGATGAGGTAGATTCATATAAATTTCAATTCAAATTTATGGATGAGATTCAAACTGTTCAAACTGATACGCTTAAAAATGTTCACTTTTTTATAGGAAATAATATAGCCAAGCTTTTGGATAAAAAATTGAAAAATAAATAAAATATATACTCTATGATAAAGAAATGGAACGAATATAACGAAGAAGTCTCTTGGTTTTCGAAAAAAGAAGAAAAACCTTCTGACATAACTCCAAAGGGTATAATGTCTACTGTTTATCCAGAAGGTGGTAAATTAACATCATATTCTGATGTAAAGGTAAATCCACCACAAAAAAATCCATTAGTTGATGATAAAGTTGATAAATCTCTAATACAAGAAATATCTGATAGACTATATGGACCTGATTCGGAAGAATATATCGCAGCTATAAAAGAACTGAATAGTAAATTCAGAAGAGCTAATGTTTTAGTGGGTCATCAAATGAGAAATCAAGATACCGTGGAAAGAGAAAAACGTAGAGCTGAAGCTGAGCGTGAACTTGCTAACAAATATGGTAGAACTAATCCATAATTCAATTTTAGGGACTATTCATTTTTAATATATAAATAAATTTTTATTTAAAAATAAATGGCTTCTTATAATAACTTCAATAGCTCTTCAAATACCGGTGGTTTTATTCAAAATTCAGCTGTTGAAAACAAAGGTTTATTCAGTAGAATACTAAGAAATCTATCATCATATGGTATGAATTATGATGATATGATTATTCGTAATCAAGTTGGTATTGGTGTTAATGAAGATCCATATGCTGCAAGAGGAAATTCAATGTATGATTTTTTTTCACAGAGAGCTGTAGCTTCTGTTTTGAATCGAAAATCAATTCCTTATTTAGATAAATCTTATGCTGATAAAAGAAGAATTTTAAGAGAGTATTCTATAAAAGATGAGATACGAGACTTTGTAAGTTCTCTTTCAGATGAATGTATTATTTACAATGATGAGAGAGATTTTTGTTTTCCAAAAAAAATATCAAATGAATATCCTCAGGAAATTCAAGATAAATATCAAGAATACTTTGAAAAAGTCTATATTAAGTATGGATTTAGTGATAATATCAGTGCTTGGAGTATGATGAAAGACTTCCTTATTGATGGTTATTTAGCAGTAGAGATAGTCTATGATGATAAAAAGAAAAATATTATTGCTTTCAATAGATTAAGACCTGAGACTTTAGTTCCAGCATATGAACCAAATGTTGGTCATCTTTGGATTCAATTTCCAGAAGATCCACAATTAAGAAGAATATTTTTAGATTCTCAAATTGTTTTTATTTCTTACTCTTCTCAGAACGATTATAGTGAGACTTCCTATGTTGAGGGTTTAATTAAACCATATAATCAGTTAAAGATTTTAGAACAAACTAGAATTATGTTTAACGTTATTAATGCTACTATGTATCAAAAGTTTACTATACCAATTAAAGGTATGTCAAGACAAAGAGCTGAAGAGCAAATTGGGCAATTGATACAGGATTACTCAGAGGAAGTAGAATGGGATGATACACTTGGTACGTTAAGCATCAATGGTTCAAAACATTTACCTTATAATAAGCAGATTTGGTTTCCTGATGGTGATGCTGGTACACCTAATATGGAATTAGTTAGTCAAGAAGGTCATAACTTGAATGAACAGGATATGTTGACTTGGTTTTTTAATGCTCTTAAAAGAGCGTCGAGAATACCACTTCAAAGATTTGAAAAAGAAAGTGGTGGTGGTAATTTAATTACTGATGCTGCTGAGATGACAAGAGATGAGATTAAGTTTTATAATTTTATCAATAGAATAAGGGCTAATTTCAAAGAGTTAATAGTTAAGCCTCTTAAATTACAAATGTTAATTGAATTTCCAGAATTAAAAGATGATGAGGTTTTCATAAATCAAATAGACATTGGATTCAATACTAATCAAGTTTTTGAAGAGTGGAAGAAACTGAATAATATGAGTAAGAAGGCCGAGATTTTTGGAACTTTAATTGGTATTATGAATGGTGAAAAGCCTTATTTCCATATCGAGTATTTAATTGATAATGTTTTCAAACTTACGGCTGAAGAAAAGGCTGAGAATCAAAAGTATTGGGCTAAGGATGCGGCCGCTGCTGGTGCCGCTGCTCCCGCTGAGGGTGGTGCTCCTGCTGAAGGTGGTGGTGAAGCTCCTCCTGCTGAGGGTGGTGAAGCTCCTCCTGCTGAGGGTGGTGGTGAAGCTCCTCCTGCTGAGGGTGGTGGTGAAGCTCCTCCTGCTGAAGGTGGTGGTGAATTTGAATTTTAATAGAATAAAAAAACCTATCATTTTGATAGGTTTTATTGTTTTCTGGATATATTATCAACTCCGTATTTCTCAATTAGAGTTGATTTCATTTTGTTCAAAACTTTTTTATTTTGTATTGGATAATCAACACCAAAGTTTTTTTGTAAGGTTTTTTTCCTCTTATACTCTGAACATCTTCTACATAAATACTCTCCCCATTTATTATCATATTTTATGTAATTTTTGAATATTACGGATTTTTCTATTCCACAGTTATCGCATTTGCAAACTATTTTATAATGAGAACCTTTTGACATTAATTCAATCGGAATGATAACTTCTTCTCCTATTGTTACGTCATAACCTAAATCTTCGTAGTAGTGATAATTGGACTCACTTATTTTTATTGTTATTTCTCTTGTTAGAATCATAAAAAACCACTTAATTTCTTTTATTTATAAAAATATCTAATCTCTCTCTAAAACTTTAAGCTGTTTAATTTTTCAAATGACTGTAAAAAATCCACCATTGAAAAATATACGATTTTTGAGTCAATATATAATCTACCACAAAAAATAATTATTTTAAATGAAACCGGTTCTAATCGTAGAAAATTCAACTTCTTCTCTTCTCAGAGAGAATAATAGTGGCAGAAAAGATTATGTGTTAGGTGGTACTTTTACAGAGTTTGGTGTTAAAAACCGTAACGAAAGAGTATATACAGCAGATAAATTTCTTCCAGCATTAGATGAACTTAATGAGAGAATGAAAACGCTTGGTGCAGTTTACGGAGAATTCGATCATCCAGATGTTTTTGATACATCTTTATCAAGAGCATCACACGTTATCACAAAGGCAGAATACTTAAAAGAATCCAATAAAGTTACTGGTGAAATCAGACTACTTAGTACATATTGGGGTAAAGAAGCTAAGTCTTTGGTAGATGATGGATGTCCTGTCTTCGTATCTTCAAGAGCGGCTGGTGTTACAGAGTCTGATGGTTCTGTTTCTCTAAAAAAATTGTTCACATATGACATCGTTGCTGACCCAGGTTTTGCTTCTGCAAAAATGAGTGTTAAAAGTCTTAACGAGTCACTTGGATACAACCCAAAATCTAACTTTAGGATATATGAAATGTCCGATGAGTCCAAAATAAATGAACTATTCAATATGAATAAAGATGAATTTGTAACAAAAAAACAATTAACTGATTACTCTAAATATTTAGTTAATGAATTAGCTTCTACAAAGAAAGAAGTTAAGAGTGCAATTTCAAAAGGGAATATGAATCCTAAGAAATTGGAGCAGTTACTTGAATACTACGAAGAATTAAATAAGACAAACGGTCAAGTTGTTAAATACTTAGACTATTTGGCTGAGAAAGTACAAGTAATGGTAAATGAAAACAAGTCTTTAAAAGCGACTACTGATAAACTTATTAAACACAATGATTATTTAGCAGAGAATTTAGAAAAAGCGGTAAACTATTCTGAATACTTAGCAGAAAATCTTGACAAAAACATTGAGTATTCTGAATACTTAGCAGAAAACTTAGATAGAAATATTTCTTATTCTGAGTATATCGCTGAAAATTTAGATAAAAACATTTCTTATTCTGAATACTTAGCAGAAAACTTAGATAAGAATATTGCTTACTCTGAGTATATCGCAGAAAACTTAGATAAGAATATCGCTTATTCTGAGTATATCGCAGAAAACTTAGACAAAAACATTGGATATTCTGAATATTTAGCTGAGCATGTTGACAATTCAATTGCTTATTCTGAATATTTAGCTGAGCATGTTGAAGGTAACATCGCTTACTCTGAATACATTGCTGAACATTTAGATGATAACATTGCTTATTCTGAGTATATCGCAGAAAATCTTGATAAATCAATTTCTTATCAGTCACTAATTACTGAAAAATTAAATGGTACAAGATTAAACGAAAATAATGATCATGACGCTTTACCTGGAGTAAATGTTGTTGGTATTGAAAATGTTGAAGATGCTGACAATGATGATAATTGTGGACCAGTTAAAAATAATGATGGAGACGATGATGATGCTGACTTAGCTGGTATCAGTCATGGTAATCCAGAAAATAAATGGAATAAAGAAAATAATGATGGAGACGGTGATGCTGATGGAGATGCTGATGCTGATGCTGATGGAGACGGAGCTTATGGACATGATGGTGCACATAACAACGCTCACTTAGAAGGTAACTCTGATTCTGAATTATCAAAATCTATTAATAAATTAATTGAAGAAGCTAAAAAACGTAAAGTTTCTGAAACAACTGACTTGAATTTCTTAAAGTTCTTAAACAAGTCACAAGTTGATAGCTTTTATGCACTTACAGAGAGTGAACAAGAAACTGTTAAACTTCACATAAACGAAAGAAGTTATTTCACACAAAAAGAAGTATTGTCTCTAATTGCAGAAGCTTTGTCTACAAAGAATGAATCTATCGAAGAAAGAGTAATCAGATTGATGCCTGAAAACATTAAGCCAATCTGGAATCAGTTAAATGAGTCTTCTAAAAAATCAGTGCTTTCACAAGCTAGATTATATCCAGAAGATGTATTAAAAACTGAAAATCAAGTTGAACATTTCTGGTTAACCAGAAATCTCAAAAAAAATGAGTCTGTAACTAAAAAGTTAGTAGCACACGAAAGTTTAATACAAGAAGATAAACTTTCAGATAAAGATGTGAAAGCTATTATGGAAAGATTCAAAACAATTTAATCTATAAAAAATCCACCTTAGTAAAAATAAGACTTTCAGGTGATAATATATAGATAACAAAAAAAAATAAAAAACAATATGTCACACATTAGAATAGACAAACAAAAAGCAGTTAAGAAATGGGCTCCAGTGTTGGAGAACATGGGTGTAACTGGTGAGAGAGTTGACTGGATGGCTGAATACGCTGAGTTCCACTCAATTAATGAAAATGCATACGTAAACGCTTCTAACGTAGCGGGTATGGGTGCTGTTTTTAATCCAACTGTAGGTACATTAGCTGGTAGCCCAACATTAGGTGGAGCACTTGCTGGTTCTGGAGATGTAGGTCAAAACTTACTTCCTGTAGCTATGAAAATTGCAGCTCAAACAATCGGTTTAGATTTAGTAGCTGTAAAACCTTCTCCAGGTCCAAAAATTGACTTACTTTATATCGATTTCCGTTATGACGATACTCGTGAAGGTAACTTAGATGAGAGACCACAAGTTTTCAAATTTAATCAAACTACTTGGTTATCTGCTATTCAAGCAGCAATCAGAGCTGATTTAACTGTTGCTGGTGGTGCTCCTGCTGCTATTAGCGAATCAACTGGTGGTTTATCAAACGGTAGAGTATGGTATAATATCAATGATGGTAGTGTAACTTATACTGATCCAGGTTCTGGTTCAAAAGCTAACTTAGTTGAGTTCTTAGGTTTCTCTCGTATTGATGGTTATCCAATGTTCAGAGCTTACAGACAAAATAATACAGCTCATACAGCTACTAACCCAGCTGGTGGTTCTACATTATGGTCATTTGATGCTACTAGAAATACATTCAATGCAACACAGTCAATGACTGATCAAATCGTATTAATCGCTGGTGTTACTGCTTCGGGTGGTGCTGTTGAATTAGTATCTGCTCTTGAAGATCATATCCCAGGTTTCTCTGCAAACTGGACATCTGCATCTTCTGGAAGTGCTGCTGGTTCTTATCCAATGTCTCGTCAAGATGATGATGATACATATGCAGGTGTTATTGGTCCTAAGATTTCTTCTAAAACTATCGCAGTTGGTACTATTGAAGTATCTTCAGCTTTAAGAAGAACTGAAATCGAAGATATCAAAGCTAACACAGGTATGGATATCGTTCAAAAAATGGAATCTATCTTAGTTAATGAATTATCTCAAACAATCTCTAAGCAAATTGTTGCTAAGATTTTTGAAATGGGTGCGTTAAACAGATCTACTGCTCCTTTAAGAAGTGGTGCATCTATCTTTGACTTAGATACAAATTATGCATATGGTGCTTCTAGTCCGGGTGGTGAAACTACACACGCGGTTCAACGTAAGTTAATCACTAAGATTGCTCACGCTTCTAACTATATCGCAACTGAAGGTCGTGTTGGTCCTGCTCAATACCTTATCACAAACGGGGGTCTTGCAGCTGCTTTATCTGATATTGCTGGTTATACAATTAACCCTTTAAAATCTAAAATGAATACACAAGGTCAACTTTACCCAGTTGGTTCAATCGGTGATATTTCAATTTATGTTGACCCATATATGAAGTACAACGATAACAGAATCGTTTTAGGTCGTAAAAATAATCCTGACCAACCAGGTATCATTTTCGTTCCTTACTTAATGGCTCAGTCTATTTCGGTTATCTCTGAAGCTACATTCGCTCCAAGAATGTTGTTAAGAAGCCGTTACGCTGTAGCAGAAGTAGGTTGGTTCCCACAAAAACAGTTCATGCAAATCAATGTAACTGATGGACAAGGATTTCTTAACTAATTCTTAATAATCAAAAGAAAAAGACCCTTAATGGGTCTTTTTTCTTTTTAAAATTAATATATACTCTATGAAGTATATCAAATATTTTGAAGGTAAAAAAGATAAATTTCCTAATCTTAAAAAGATTGAAAAGGATGAATTTGTAATATATGTAGGTGGTGATGCTAAATCTAATGACTATCTCACCTTCAATATGGCTAATGATGATGATATTTGGTTACATGCTATGGGTCTTCCAGGAAGTCATGTTGTTATCAAAATTAAAAGTTCCCAGAATATACAAGAAAAAACTTTACCTACAGATGTAGTCTTAAGATTTGCAGCTGAGTTGGCTAAAAAACACAGTAAAGCGCCTAAAGATCAACCCTGTGATGTTAGATGGTGCCAAAGAAAGTTTGTCTATAAAACACCAAATATGAATACAGGTGAAGTTGGAATAGAAAAGCAAATAGAAATGGATCCTACCAAAAAGATTACAATTTAATTTAATATATACTATTATTATGGCTGAAATTAAACCCATCTTCACAGAAGAATTACAAAAAATTCTAAAAGAATTAGAATCAGAAAATAACTATGTTGCTTTTGAGTTGATGTGGATGTCTGAACCAGATTCTAAATTTCATAACGGATTAAGAATATCAAAAGTAGATGTTTCTAAGCAGGATTATTGCTTTGATGTTACTATTGATGGTAAAACACATCCAATGAAAATTGGAAAGTTTATAAGATACTTTTTAGCTAATATTATAAAGGATAATGAGGCTGTTGAATTTTCAAAACTTTATAATAATCTTAAAAAAGGTGAAAAGATACAATCCGGAACTCCTATTACTATTGATAAGTTTTCTTACAATCCAAGAGATGTTAAAGCAACTTTTCTTTCTTTGGTTACAAAAACTTATCCTCATGGACATGAAGAAGAAGTATTACAATTTTTACCGGGACTTAAAAAAGATCAATTTGGTAACTACTATAAAATAATAGGTAATATACAACCTCAAACTATGTTTACCTCGCATTTAGACACCGCAGATAGACAGCAAAAAGTTACAAAACTTTTTTCTATGGTTGAAGATGGTGAAGAATATATTTATACTGATGAAAGTACTATATTAGGCGCTGATGATAAGTCTGGTGTTGTGGTGATGTTATATATGATGACATATAATATACCAGGTCTTTATTATTTCTTTATTGGTGAAGAAAGAGGTGGAATCGGTTCTAATGCATTGGCTTCTATTTTTGACCAAATTGATTATTTGAAGAATGTCAAAAGATGTATATCTTTTGATAGAAGAAACTATCACTCTGTTATCACAAGTCAATTAGGAAGAACTTGTTGTTCTAATGAGTTTGGAAATGCACTTTGTGATGAATATAATAGAAATGGATTAAGTTTATCTTTAGATAATACAGGTATTTACACAGATTCTGCATCTTTTATGGATGATATTAGAGAATGTACTAATATATCTGTTGGTTATTTTAATGAACATACTGGAAAAGAATATCAAAATATAACTTACTTAAAGAATCTTTGTGAAGCTTCTGTTAAGGTTAATTGGAATTCTTTGCCTTCTGTTAGAAAGGCTGGATTAAATGAGGAAGTTATGAAAAAACACAGATTGCTTATCCAAGATATAAAAAAATCTGTTTTTGACTTAGAAACAAAAATAGTTGGTGAAGAAGGTAGAGTGTTTATCAGAGTTGATTTAGATGAGACTGACGTTGACGCTATTTCCAATGGCTTAAACATGGTTGATAGTATTCTTACTAAACATAAAATTAACAACAATGATGTAGTATTTACCAATACTTACATGAAAATAGAATTAAGATAATATGAATCTAAAAAAGTTTAATCAATTTGAAAAATACGAAAGTCCTTGGGATGAAGAAGATGAGTCATATTATAACGATGATCAATATCTTTTTGGAAGACCATATCATTCAAATAAAGACAAAGGCAAATCTGAAGAAGAAGAGGAGGAAGATGAGTATGAAGATATAGATGATGATCAGAATGAGGATATTCAACACTTGATGGATTTATTGAGAACCTATTTTGAAAACCAAGGTGTAGAAGTAGATATAGAAAATAAAGGATTAGATATCACAATATCAACTTATCTTAATAAAGTAGAGAAATTAAAAAATATCATTAAAGTTTTTAACATAGTTAAAAAAGTTAAAAAAGATATTTTACCACAATATGAATCTGAGTTTGAACTATGGGAAACAAAGGATAAAAGTCCTGTGCTTTATTTTAGTTTTTACTATGAAGGTGATTTCGATGATGAAAAACCATTCTAAACTTTTCTTAATTTTTTAATATTATATATACTTTGGGGAAGTGATAGAATAGATTCGCAGAGTGAGATCAATTATGCAGACATCGGTTGGTAAAATATCCGATTAATAAATTAGGTTACATCTGTCTTAAATGGCAAAACAAATGAAGTAGGAACCCGTGAAGATTTAGTAGCGGCTCTACAAAACAACCTGTTCTTGGTAGAAGAACTAGAGACAGCTTAACAAAGCATCTCTAAAAAATTCTCCAACTGAATCACAACAGTTCATAAAATAGTGAAACCTGAGTTGTTAGAATGGCGGGTAATTCAACTAACTATTTTGTGAGTTTAGAAAAACTTTCTAAGTCTGTGAATGAATAGTTTATTTTAACTGAGGAAGACACCAGGGGCGGTTCCTGGTCTTCTCCACCACATTAAAAGTCCACTTTGGTGGACTTTTTTAGTTTAAAACATATAAATTAAATGATAGATAAATTTGACGGTAAATACCGATTCTTAAGTAACTTTTATCCCTGTAAAATAGAACATCAGGGAATCACTTATCCAAGTGTGGAACATTATTATGTTGCAATGAAAGTCAATGATGAACAACTTATTAATGGTAAATATTACACTCCTGGTGATTTTAGAGAAATGATAAGTAGAGTAAAAGAAGCTGCCTTAGTTAAAAAAATTGGAAATAAAATTAAATTAAGATCTGACTGGGATAATAAAAAGTTAGATGTAATGAATTGGGCAATTAGAGAAAAATTCAAAGATGAGAATCTGAAGGAATTGTTACTTGGTACCGGTGATCAGGAACTTATTGAGGGAAATTTTTGGAAGGACTTTTTCTGGGGAGTTTGTAACGGTAGGGGCCAAAATCATTTAGGTAAAATCTTAATGATAGTTAGAGATGAGATAAGAGGAATCAAAAAGACTGGATTGGAAGAGTTTCTTAAATAGAAACTTTATTACTATTGTATGATATAAATAAAAATTAAAATTAAATAAAATGGCGGCAATAAGTTATTTTGGAGGCAAAAGCTCAAATGTATTCATAGAATTCATTAATAAAAAAATACCTAAAACAGGAATAAAGACCTATTTAGAACCATTCTCTGGTTCAATGGGAACATATATGGATGATGATAATCTTAAGTTTGATATTGTTATCTATAATGATAAAAATCGCCACCAGGTTAACCTATATAAGTGTTGTTCACAACCTGATAAGTTCTTACCTTATTTAGATAATCTAAAAAAGACATTATTATATACAACAGAAACAGATCCATTGAAAAAATGGGACTTCTACAAAAAAATTTATAAAGATTATCAAAAGAATAATTTCCTAGATGATATGAATTTTGAAATTGGTGATTTTGAGAAAGCTTCAATTTATGCTTTTCTTATCACATCTGCTCATAATTCTGTTTATCCTCGTGGTGCGGGATTCAATGGGTATAAAAAAGATAAAGATAAACTTAAATTAGAAGTCCTTATTGATAAATTAAAGAAGAATAAATATACTTCAAAACTTCAGTCTATTACTGATTTCTTTAATGAAGATTTTGAATCTCTTATTAAGAGATATGATTCGGAAGATACTTACATATATTTAGATCCTCCGTATGCTAGATTTGATGATAAAAAGGGAGAAGATGATGCTAAAAGATTATTCTGGTATGGCGCTGATGCTGATGGTGTATTTGGACCAGCTTCTCATAGAAGACTTTTGGAGTTAATTAAAACAACAAAATCTCGTTGGTCACTTTCTTATTATTATTTTCCTTTATTGGAAGAATTATTACCGAAAGACAAATATATTTGGACTGAAAAAGAGGTATTTAGAAGTTCTGCTCAAGGTGGTAATAATGCTGATACCAAAAAAGAACAATCCAAAGGTGTTGAACTTTTAATTTTGAATTATGATCCACAGACCGGTAAAAAATTATAATCATGTCCTATAACACATTTCAAATAAATAATGGATCTGGTTCAAATTCATTGTCTGTTGATCCATCTGGTTTAGTAGTAATTTCGAATTTAGCTTTAATTGATGAAAAAACCGGTAATAAATGGTTAATTAAAATAGTTGATGGTGAATTGACTATTGTTCCAGTTGAGTTAGAAGATAAAAGGAATTTTAAAATTAATTCATTGTTAAATGGTGGTATCTGATAAACTTGATGAAATATTTAAATTGGGATTCTGGATTACTATAAATTGGAAAGAGGAATTTGGTATTTACTATAATGCTAATGATGTTTTTCCAGCTACGGCTTACTCAATTAGAATAATGGATTGTTCTTATTATACAAGTAAAACTAATCCTTATAGTTTTGAAAAAATGATTGAGGTTTGTTGTGATATGTTTTTCAATTGGTATAACAAAAATTTAAGTGTTATTAACGATTTTGACAAAAATTATAATAAGGACTCGATGTCTAAGTTAGAAGATGTTTGTTTAGGTGATGTTACTAAAGTTGTTGCTAGAGAACTTAATTTGGAAGATGTACTTAAAGTTATTATTCGTCACTATCCAGATTAAGAATTTATAAATTTCTTCTTATTCTCATTATATGATTTTTGAGAGCATCATATTTACCATTAATATCTTTTTGAATATTGTATAGGTCTTCTAAAATAACTTTTTGCATTTCTTGATCTCTTTGCTTACTTGTTTCTATTTTAGTTTTCCAGATATCAAATAATTTTTTAGGATCATATTTATTTGTTGGATGTGCTGAAATGAGAAACTTTGGTAGCATATACATAGATATTTTATGTGCAAATATTATTTTTGATGCATCAAATTCCATAAGTGCATATTCAAATCCTATCGATTTTAATTCACTATACACCCCATCAAATGTTGCCTTTATAAAGTTATTTTTTTCATAATCCTTCTCTGATATAAACTTATCAAAGAATAGTATTCTTACTTCCAGTGGAATAAAATTAAGATTCACCCCAAAGAAAATAATTTTATCAGATACTTTTCTATAGTCAACTATAAATACCGGTGAGTTTCTCATCCAATTTGATTCATTAACACAGGTGAGGTGATAAAATCCTCCAGATTTAATATTTGCAATTCTCACATTTTGCACATCATCTGATGATTTTGAATACATTCCAACCAATTCAATTGAGTTTTTTTTGAAATTTTCTGCAAGTCCATCGCCATTAACAAGTAATTTCAAAGCTGTTTTTTCTATTAAATATCCCATAAACTATATATTTAGAAAAACATTACAGATAAATATATAATCTATGATAAACTCTAAGCCAAATAATTCAAATTACCATCAAGGTAATTATATACCAAAAAATAAAGATAAAGTCATCAAATTAAATAATTATGGTGGTGTTCACTTCAGGTCTTCTTGGGAAAAGAAAATTATGACCTGGCTTGATTACAATACTTCTATCACAAAATGGGGATCTGAATGTTTACGGATACCTTATCAAATGACACATTTTGATAATGGTGATACAAAAATTAAAGAACATTCTTATTATCCGGACTTTTACTATGAGATGAGACTTCCGGATGGTAGTTTAAGACAGGTTGTAGTTGAGGTTAAGCCAATGAAAGAGTATAAAATGGTTCAGAGTCTAAATGAAGGTAGTTTACAAGTTCCTCAGAATGGTGCGAAAAAACTTAAGAACTTTGAATACGACTTAAAGATGGCTTATAAGAACAAGCAAAAATGGGAAACAATGATAAACTGGTGTAATAAAAAGGGTTACGATTTTATCATCATAACAGAGGAACATCTTAAAAAGTTCAACTTATAATAAATTTTATAACAAAAATTGTTAGAATTAATGCCGATGATATCAATGGTAAAAAGTTTTCGTAATAAATGAAAAACTTTCTACTAATGTGATAAATTGGAAATTGTAAAATTTTAATTAAAAATAAAATCCAGAAAAACAAGCTCATAGTTGAAAAAAGACCTATGATTATACTCAACCAATAGATAATTCGTATAAAATAAAAAAGTCTATCTATCTTGGTTAGTGACTCAATTGGTCTAAGTTTGAAATTAGAATCTAATTTTTTTTTGTTTTTTATATAATAGATTTCACTCCAGATAAAAACCAATAAAAATATATAAAATATTGATGTCATTTTGTTATTAGCTCTTCAAATTTTATTAAATTATTTAATTCTACTTGTGATAGTTTGATATTTTTTTCAACAATTAATTTTTGATAAACCTCATCTTCAACAAATGCTTCTATAGACTGCCCCACTATTCTTTCGTAACGATCAGGTATTTCTTTTCCAATTCTTATACTATAAATATTTTCTATGTATTTATCTTTTTCAATGGAATCAATGTGAATTGTACATCCGTCTGGAATTGGATTACTTCCCTTAATTGATTCTTCCCAAAGTTGTAAGATGACTTTATTCATTTTTATAATTTTATGCATATTTTATATTAATTTTTCAACAAAGTTTATTTCAATTTATAAAATAAAAAAAAACAACTTATGAAAATTAAACTTGAATACATTTGGTTAGATGGATCTAATCCCCAACAATTGCGAAGCAAAACTAAAATAACAAATCAACAGCATGGATTGGATGCAACAAAATATGATATCTGGTCTTTTGATGGTAGCTCAACAAATCAGGCTAAATCCGGTAAAGGAAAAAATACAGATTGTTTACTAAAACCAGTTTTTGTATCTGATGATCCATTCAGAGGAAGTCCACATAAATTGGTCCTTTGTGAGGTTCTTACTCCAGAAGGAAATCCACATCCTTCAAATCACAGAAGATCATTAGAAGCACTTTTAAACGAGTTGAATCTTGGAGGTGCAGATAAGTTTGCAGGAACTGATTGGTCAAATATATATGAATCCTTCAAAAAAGATTCGCCTTGGTTTGGATGGGAACAAGAATATACACTAACTCATAAACCAAATTCACCATTTTCGGCTGGTATTGGAATTCCTTTAGGATTCTCATCAGACTATCACAATCCTATTAAGACACCTCGTCCTCAAGGCGATTATTATTGTGGTGTGGGTGCTGATACGGTTGTAGGTAGAGAAATCGTTGAGGAGCATATGGATAAATGTATAGAAATTGGTCTATGTATTTCTGGAATTAATGCTGAGGTGTTATTAGGTCAATGGGAATATCAAATTGGACCGGTTACTGCATTGAACGGATCTGATCAATTATGGATATCTCGATATATTCTTCAGAGAGTCGCTGAAAAGCACAATATAAATGTGTCTTTGCATCCAAAACCAATTAAAGGAGATTGGAACGGAACTGGTTGTCATGTCAATTTCTCAACAAAAGAAATGAGAGAAAAAGGTGGTTTATCTTTAATAAAAGAAACTATGGAAAAACTTAAAGAAAATCATAGAAATCATATCGAAGTTTATGGTCTACATAATGAAGAAAGATTGACTGGTGAACACGAGACCTCTGGTATTAATGATTTTAGCTTTGGATTTTCAACTCGTGATACTTCTATACGTATACCAGCTCAATCAATTATTGATGAAAGAGGATATTTTGAAGACAGGAGACCAGCCTCAAACTGCGATCCATATTTAGTTGCAGCTAGAATGTTAAAAACTGTTTACTCTGAAGTAAATCAAGAGGCTTAAAAAAATAAACCCACTCAATTTGAGTGGGTTTTTTAATATATTTTCTATTATTGATTATAAAGAGTGAAGACCTTGTCCGTCATTACTTCCTTCTATTGATATCAACCTTATTAAGTGTTCATTGTCTCCTTTTTTCTTGTATATTTCGTTATATCCTTTAGCAATTCCTCTTTTGAAGACCTCGGTAAAATAGGCAAAAGCATTTACTGATTTTTCCTCATTAAAATTATACCAATTTTGGAACATATCTAAAAGACCTGACTGGTAGCAATCTAACTTATCATCATTTGACCAGTATCTCATTTTTTTGATTGTTTTTTTAGCTAGTAATTCTAGCATTTTTTCTGCGTTTCTTGTAAGTTTTCCCTGTGCTTTAGACACTATGACCTCGACGTAGAGGTCCTTATTATTTAAGTAAATAGGCGTTGGATTATTTTTTGAATAAAAAACAATTTTTGTTTCATATTTTTAACTTTTAATTCGTTTCATGTTATAGATTTTACTAATTAAAAAGTTTTAAAATAAAAAACCCTCCAGTGGAGGGTTTTTAGATTAGTATTTTATTCTTTCTTTGTATTGAAGTTCTTTAATTGCTTTTAGTTCAGCATCTAAATTTGATTTTCTTTTCTCAAGATTACTCAGAGCTGTTTTTAATACATTTGATTCTCCAATCATTTGTATTGAACCTTTAACTTTTTCAATGTTGAATTCAACATCCTCAAGTTTCAAAGTTACTTCTCTTTCTTTATCTTCTAATTTTCTTTTCACGATTAATTCTTTTCCTAGTTTATTTTCGTAGAAAAAAGTTAAGTCGTAATTCAATTCGTTTCTTACTTCATTAACCAATTCAATAGCTGATTCGTATTTGAAGAATGAGTTACCATATCTTTCATCACATCTATAAACAAAAGTGTTATTTTTGTAATTGAATGCAAAAACTTCTAAATAAGGATTTATAAGGTTGTTAACTTTTTTAACAACATCTAACTCAACAAACTTATCAATATTTTTATTAACTTCTAAAAGGATTGGATAAAAGTTCTTATTTACAATTGGAACAATTGGAGAAGAGAATAAACTTTCTAAAGTTGTTTCCTCATTCATTTCGTCATCATTTATGAAAATTGAACCTTTTTTGCTAACTGAAAGACCAATAGTCAAATATTCAGAAATTCTGAAATTTACTCTATCTTCATTGATTGTTGCATATTTCATAGCTGACTCTAACATTCTCATCGTTCTTAAGTCTTCTTCAGATTTAATGTTATTTTCTAATAATGTTTTTTCTATGATATTTTCAGTTAAAAGAAACCAAGAATCTTTCACTAAGGCGATGTGTCCATTTTCAACTTGCTCTACTATAGTAAAAACTGACTCACCTTTACCACCACTTAATAGATTTGTTCTTTGTTCAGGTGATTTAGTTAGATTATGAACAAATAATTTTACCTCTGGAACCCAATCATAAATAGCTAATTCATTCAGAATCTTAGACATTCTGTCTTGGTCATTCTCTAAATTAATTGTCTGAAGTAATACATTTATTGGCTGTCTATATAATTCTCCTTGATTTTTGGTATTAAGAACGCTGTATAAATTCTTCAATTCATATAGAAGTTCGTAATTTTTCATATCATCATTCAAATTTTCCAACAGCTTTTTAACACTCTTATCATAAGAGTAAGCTTTTAATCTTTCATTAAGTGAACCGATAATTGCTTTTTCGGGTAATTCGTTGCAAGCATTCATATGTCCTTCAATTACATAAGCAATTTCTTCTTGTTCAAGAGACAGATTTTTCTTGAAATTATAGAGTTCAAGTTTAAGATTCTTCATATTTTTAAAGTAATTTTTTTTCTTATGGTATATATATTATTAAATAAAACTCATTTTTTACCATTTTCATATTGTTGGTGATTCTCCATCATTTTGTGTGTTTGGATCTTGTGAGTTGGGGTTATTAATATTCCCAGAAGCTCTTTCACGAGCTCTAAGTATATTATTGAACCATCTTGTTCTCTTTGGAGACACTGATTGATACTCGTCATTTATAAATTGACCATACTGACTATTTGCTCCTACATTCTGATTATCAAAGAATGATAATGAGTTTGTTCCAGAATTTTCAATTCCTCCTGTTGAAGAGAATTGACTTGGTATGTTGTTTTGATTTTGAGCGAGATTATCATAACTTTGACCAATGTTCTGAGTAGTTAGATTTGCGGTTTGTGTGTTATAAGAATTTCCTGATAAATTCTGACTGCTTCCAGGTATAATAACATCGTTATTAAAGAAAGATGAAAACCCACCTGTCATCGTATGACCGTTTGAATCTTTCATACCACTTCCGAATGGTCTTGGATATCCAGTTTGAACAACTCTATCTCTTCTAAACGAAGGGTAATAAGTTTCTACGGTAAATGAGCACTTTAATTTTATATTATTGTCACTGGTGAGATTTTTTTCTCTTGACATTTCTATACTATTTGTATCTGGCATCAGAATTACAGCATCGATATTCATAAAATTATGCTCAAAATACATATATTTGTAAATCCACATAGTATCCATAAGAGCTTGGCTACATTTAAAAGTATCAATTTCGTTATTTAGTAATATATCTAGTTCGTAGTTTACTGTTATTGGAATCGCTCTTACTCTCGCTAGAACTTTTCTAATCTCTATTTCATTTTCAACAACCATTCTGAGCCAAACATTTGGATTTGCAAATTCATCTGATTTTATATTAAATCCAGTCATAGTTAGATGACCTCTAGGTATTTGATCTGTATTTAGTTCTATAAATCTATTTTCCGAAACTATATCATCCGAAAATGAGTCTAGAAGAAATCTTTCGTCTCCGGTTAGTGAATAATAAAAAGGAACCTGAACAAACCTATCTCCTGATGAAAATCTGTTTATCCATTTGACTTGCCCTTCTAATGTGTCTAAAACACAAACCGTTAAATCTCTGAAAAATACGTCCTCAAAATTAAATCTTTCTCCAATCATGCAATTATATATTAAATAAACTTTCTCTCAAAGAGAGATATAAAAAATGTAAAAACAAATCTATGTCAGTAAAGTCATTATTACTTTGGGAAAAATGGAGACCAAAAAAATTCGAAGATATTATTCTTATTCCGAGAATAAGAAAGCAATTTGAGTCTGGGATATCTCAACACTATATTTTCTATGGACACTACGGGTCTGGCAAAACATCATTGGCTAGAATATTAATAGGTAAGTATAGTAAAGATACACCTTATTTGGAACTTAATTGTTCTATGGATACATCTATAGATGTTTTGAGGTCTGAGATAGATACTTTTTGTAAAGTTAGACCTATGATGGATGTTGAATCTGAAATTAAATACGTTTTTCTGGATGAATTCGAAAGAGTTTCTCCACAATTTCAAGATGCATTCAAAGCCTTTATCGAAAAGTATAATAACAAAGTTAGATTCATAATCTGTACTAATCACATAAACAAAATTTCTGAAGGAATAAAATCCAGGATAAAATCAATAAACTTTGATTGTATCGATTTATCAGAAGAAAAATTTATAAAAATTGAACTTTTTAAGAGAATTTCTAATTTGATATTACCATCTGAGAAAAAACAAATATCAAAAGAAAATTTAATTAGTATAATAAATAAAACT